AGGACCGCGAACTCTACAAGCAACTTGGTTGGCTTGGTAAGGCAAAGCCTGACTACGCTGACTCAACTTTGCCTGAGACCCGTGAGGACTTGAAGTGCGAGCTTTACCCAAAGAACGGCGACCAAATGTGGGAGGCTTACAAGTCTTCTGCCGCGGAGCTTGGCTTTGAGTACGACGACAGTCTAGTTCGTCAGTCGCTACAAAATACCTATCACATCGCCCACGAGCGTATCGATACATTCTTTCCCGATGCAACGGTTCGTCTGCCAGACTTCGTTGTTCCAGAGGGCAAGACAGCCACAGAGGAAATGACTCGTCTCTGCATCGAAGGCTTGAAGAGTCGCAACTTACATACAAACCCAGAATACGTCGAGAGACTAAAAGAAGAAATCAAAGTTATTGATGACCGTGGTTTCTCGAAGTATTTTCTAACAATGAAGGCGGTTAGTGATGAAGCCACTAGAACGCAGCTTGTGGGTGCTGGTCGTGGTAGTGCCGCTGGCTCTCTCGTTGCTTACGTACTTGGTATTACAGGTATCGATCCCATTTCTTATAATCTCCTATTTAGCCGATTCCTTAGACGAGATGCTACAGATTATCCAGACATTGACTACGACGTTGCCGACCCTATGGCGTTGAAAGAAGAGTTGATGGAGAAGTGGGGCAAGGATACTGTTGTTCCTATCTCCAACTACAACACTTTGCAGTTGCGTTCTCTTATCAAGGACATTGCAAAGTTCTACGGTATTGACTTTTCAGAGGTCAACCGCGTCACAAGCGTCATGGTTTTGGAGGCTACGCCTCCCGCTAAGGCACGACACGGCATCACTGCGGGTGTTTATACCCCCACTTTTGAAGAGTTAATGGAGTTCTCGGACTCTCTCAAGAGTTTCTTGAAGAAATATCCGCACGTCGAGACCCACGTCAAAGCTTTGACCGGACAGTTGCGTTCTATCTCTCGCCACGCTGGCGGTGTAGTTATTGCTGACGGGTTGAATAAACACATGCCGCTTATCAACAGCGGAGGAGTTCAGCAAACACCATGGAGTGAGGGACAAAATGTTAGACACCTTGAGCCTCTTGGCTTTATTAAATTTGATATTCTTGGACTCGCAAGCCTCCGTATGCTTGAGGGTGCTATCAGCCATATTCTTCGCAGGCACCATGGGGTTGAGAACCCTACGTTCGATGACGTAAAGCAATGGTATGACGAGCATCTAAGCCCAGACAAGATGGACTTGAACGACCAAGCCATTTACGAAAACATTTTTCACGATGGCAAGTGGGCTGGAGTATTCCAGTTTACGGAGAAGGGCGCACAGAACTTTTGCAGGCGTGCAAAGCCAAGGTCTATCATTGACATTTCGGCTATTACCTCTATCTATCGCCCCGGTCCTCTCTCGGCTAACGTCCACGAACAATACGTTGATGCGAAAGAGAACCCACACAACATCAAGTATCTTCACCCACTTGTCGAGGAAGTAACAAAAGAAACTTATGGCTTCCTTATCTTCCAAGAGCAGATTGCTTTGCTCGCACACAAGCTGGGCAAAGACCTTACGCTTGACGAAGGCAACATGCTTCGCAAGCTACTAACCAAGAAAGGAACAGGCAAAGGTAATGAAAAGAAAGTCGCCATTCACAAGAAGTTCATTGCAGGGTGCGTTGAAAAAGGCATCGCAGAAGCAGAAGCCCAAAAGCTCTGGCAAACCTTTGAATACTTCTCAGGGTATGGTTTTAATAAGTCCCACGCTGTTAGCTACAGCATTCTTAGTTATCAGTGCGCCCATCTTCTTAACTACTACCCTGTTGAGTGGGCTGCTGCCTTCCTCGACAAAGAACCGGAAGGAAGGAAAGAGCGGGCTATCAACATTGTGCGAAGCCTTGGACTTGGAGTAGAGAACCCTGACATCAACCTATCGGGTCGAGTCTGGGAGATTGCTGACGATGGCAAGAGTCTCATTCAGCCTCTCACTTCTATCAAAGGTCTTGGAGACAAAGCGGTTGACCAGATTATGGCACACCGTCCGTTCCACACTCCCGAAGAGCTTTTGTTCAACGAGGACATTGTTTATTCCAAGCTCAACAAAAAGGCTCTCGATGTTCTTTGCCGCACACAGGCTTTGAACTCTCTAATGGACGAGCGCTTCTCAGGGCTCAAGCACTTCTGGTCTGCGGTTGCGGTCGATAGACCAAAGAATAAAAAGAAGTTCTTGGAGAACATTGAGACCTACGAGCCAGAGGGAGACTTCTCAAAGACCGAAAAGATTGCTTACCTCGTTGAGTTGGCGGGTATCTTCCCGTTCCACCTTGTTATGTCTCAGCACGTTACAGACCAACTCGCACACTATTGCATCCCGCCTCTAGGCGAGTTCGATAGGGACTTGGGCGCAGCTTGGTTCATCCCGCGTGAGGTTATCAAGAAGAAGACTCGGAAAGGCAAAGACTTTTATATTGTCCGCGCTATCGACAATACCTCAAAGTCTTCGACTATCAAGGTTTGGGGTGTTGACCCCAAGACAGACATTATCCACGTCAACCGTCCCTACATGGCAAAGAGGCTGGACTATTCCGAGCAGTGGGGCTTCTCAACCCGTTCTATGAAGTACAACTGGAAGATAATTGCATGAGTAATAACTTATCAAGAAAAATAAAAAGAAAGAAGGCAAACAAAAACATCAAAAAGATGAAGAAGGATATGGTCAAACAAGTTGGTCTATTTAAACTTCTACCAACAGAGTGTGATGTCTGCGACAAACCTTTTGACAAAACAAGCAAGGAAGACCACATGACGTGGCGAGTTGCTGTCAACGAGGAACACCGCAAGGTAGCACTTGTTTGTCCAGATTGTCAGGAGAACAAAGATGAAACAAACGACAGCGCTTGAAGTCATCGAGGACATGGAGGAAGGCAAAAAGATTTTTGTAGTATTCAAAAGTCCTTACTGCCACTATTGCCAAGCCCTTGAACCTGTGTTAGAATATCTGCAAAGAACAAACAAAGACTTAGATATGCGGTATATTGATACACAGTCTGATGACTTTGGCGTCTTTGAAGACCACATCGACGGTGTTCCAAGCATCGCACTGGTTAGCGAAGGAAAGTTCAGCATTTTAGAAGAACCAACAGAACCACACGAAACAACTTGGTACACAACAGACTATCTTAACAAGGCAGCAAAAAGTTTTTAGGAGAATAAATGAAAGAAGTTCTAACTTATGATGATGTTCTATTAGTTCCACAATACTCTGACATTCGCAGTCGTTCGGAGGTATCACTTCACACAGACCTGGGAAACAAACTAAGCTTAGACTTTCCAGTTATTGCTTCACCGATGGACACAGTTAGTGAGGCAGACACTGCGGCTGTCATGTCTTCGTTTGGTGGCACAGCCGTCATCCATCGCTATAACTCCGTTGAAGAACAGGTAGCCATTGCAGAGTCAATGATTACTTCTGATGGCGATACTGTGGTCGGCGCAGCAGTTGGCGTCACCGGAGACTTTTTGGAGAGAGCACAGTCTTTATTTGGCGTTGGTGTAGATTTTATTTGTGTTGATGTTGCCCACGGTCATAGTATTCTTATGAAAGAAGCTTTGGAAACTTTACGCAACAACTTGCCAGACGATTTTCATATCATGGCAGGAAATGTAGCAACTTTGGAGGGTTTCAATGATTTGGCTGATTGGGGTGCTAATAGCGTTAGATGTAATATTGGAGGTGGCAGCATTTGTACTACAAGAGTACAAACGGGGCATGGTCTTCCAGGGCTTGAAACAATACTCCAATGCGCCAAATCAGACCGAGATGCAAAAATCATTGCAGATGGCGGCATTAAAACTTCGGGTGACATTGTTAAGGCTCTTGCTGCTGGCGCTGATGCTGTTATGCTGGGGTCACTCCTTGCAGGAACAGACGAAGCCCCTGGTCGAGTATTTAGCACACCTGATGGGCAACTAAGAAAAGAATACCGTGGTATGGCTTCTGCCGCAGCACAAAATGCTTGGCGCGGCAAAGTAAGTTCCTTAGAAGGCATTTCTTCCTCTGTGCCGTACAAGGGCTCGCTATGGAACGTGCTCCACAACCTTGACAAAGGTATGCGGTCTGGACTATCATACTCTGGTTGTAGGACCATTGGAGAACTACAAGCAAAAGCACAGTGGGTAAAACAAACTGGTGCAAGCCAAGTAGAAAGTTCAGCCCACATTTTGAGGAAATAAAATGGCAAAAGGAAAACCGGGAGAGTCCCGTTTGACTTTCTTTTTAGAGAAAGAACTCCACGAAGCTTTCCGTGTAGCTTGCGGTGAAGACAGCATTAGTCAAGCAGCATTCGTTCGCTTTATGGTAAAGACTTATGTGGAGAAAAACAAATGGACCATTCGACTTGTAGAAGAGTTGAGAGGCACAGCAAAGAATGACGCGAAGCAAAGAATAAAAAACTTACAGAAAGAAGACTACAAAGATTTTTATGACTTAGATGATGATGACATTGAAAACATCTTTGATAGAATCGAGGAGGCAAACCCAGACTTATGAGTAGATGTAAAGATAAAATAGGCGAAGTGTGTCAAAACAAAGAGTGCCGTCAATGGATAGATTATTCAGAAGATGACAACTGTGTACTCGTTGCTGTAAAGAAAAACGGTAAAATGACTTTGAGGGAATGTGCTAAAAGATTGGGCGTTTCTTACGTCAGAGTGAAGCAGATAGAGGACAAGGCTATCAAAAAACTAGAAAAAAAGCTCCTTTCTTCATAGTTATTATTGGAGGTGGAAATGCGATACAACGTTCAATACAAAGTAGAAAACAGTGAAGACCCACACAATGTTCAGGTCTCAGTTGATGACCAAGAAGAGTTGGTGCGCTGGCTAGATGTGCTCCGCAAGCTTGAGAATGTGGCTGACGTTGAGTTTTCACTGATAGAAGAGGATTTAGATCTTTAGAAAACTATTTATTTTGGTTATTTTCCCATAAGGAGAGTTAATATTATGAAAAGAGATAACAAAGACATGAAGGTTCTTCTCGAATCTTGGCGCGGCTACGTTTCCCCAGCCGCCGAAGTTCTTACCGAAGGTGAGAAGCGCGGCGAGAAGATGGAAGAAATGCGCGGCGAGAAGATGGAAGAAGAAATGCATGACGACGCTGGCGAAGCCGGTGCTGATGCAGACGCCATGACAGAAGCCGAGCATGGTGACATGATGGAAGAAGAAGCTGGCGAAGAAGAAGCCGGTGAAGAGCCAGAAGCTGCCATGGAAGACAAGGTAGAAGCCCTTGTTGACGCCATCGCTGCTGCCATCGAAGAAGAGACAGGTGTCGCTGTCGAAGTAGAAGCTGAAGAAGAAGCTGGTGAAGAAATGGCTGACGCCGAAATGGACGCTGATGAAGGTGACATGGAAGCAGCCGCTGATGACATGGCTGACGCTGAAGAAGACATGGCTGACGACATGATGGAAGAAGCCGCTCTTGAAGAGATTGTTGCAGAGGTAACGAAGAGAGTTCAAAAGAGACTCGTAAAGGAAAGCCTCAAGCGCCGCCTTGCCAAGAATCTTGGCTAAAAACCAATGAAAGAAATATTGACTCTCAAACGCATGGGTTTGGAGAGGCACATAAAAGAAGAGTTCCCTACTTTTGAATATATCGATAAGCGCAACTCCTTCTTGATGAAATGCCTCTCCAAGCTCTTGTTTTTCAACAAAGAGTTTATGACCCGATACATCACAGTTATCGGCGCGAAAGTTTATGTTCCCGAAATTCCCTGGAAGCCAAACGCACCTTATACAGCCTGTGAGGTGATGGCACACGAGTGGGTTCACGTGAAAGACAGTAAAACTTTTGGACCACTTTTTAAGTTCTTATACTTATTCCCACAGATACTAGCACCACTTGCCCTTCTCGCTTTTTGGAAGTGGTGGATGATTTTCTTCATCGTGTGTGCCGCCCCCATCCCCGCACCATTCCGAGCTTGGTTTGAGTTTAGAGCATACACAGTTAGTATCGCAGTCCGCTGGTGGTTGCTACAACAAGAGTACAACCCTGAATGGCTCACAAAGCAATTCACATCTTCCAGCTACTACTGGATGCTTCCAGCCGAGAAGTTTCTCAAAAGAAAGTTTGCAGAAGAACTGCAAAGAATCAAAGAAGACAAACTAAAAGATTACGAAAAAGAAATTAAAAGCGCACTAAAAATATGAAAAAACAATCACTTATGAACTTCCTGTGTGAGACAAACTCTCTTCACGCAGAAGGCAACGTTGTATTCGCAGAAAAGGCTTTTGTCGTCAACAGAGTAATGAACACCATTCAGGAAAAAGACCTTCCCGAAGAAAGTATCGTAAAACTCTTGACATTAGTGAATAAATATGTTAAAAATGAGGTCAACATTCACTTCCAAAACGGAAAACTAACAGTGGAGTTCAACAATGGCAAAGAAGAAAGCAAAGATGACCTTTTGGCAAGTTCCGCACGATGATAAAACACTTCGTTTCCATCTACAAGCAGACGGTCTAACACCACAAAGCAAACGCCGCATCACAACCCTGCTCAAAGGTTGGAGCATTATTGCCGAGGGCTTTCACAAAAACCACACCATCCTTGTGTTCTCGCAGTTTTTCAAAGACCGCGATGAAGCCCGTAAGTTCGTCAAAAACTTCCCAGAAGACCTTGTTGTAAAAGGTTATAACGGCAAAGACATTGCTCACTTTTAGCACTATTTAGTGTATGCAGTACAAGGATATACTTTCTCGTTTCCAACATTTCCTAGCAGAAGAAACGCAGTATGACTCTTTTGAGGGTGATACATATGCTATCGATTTAGATAATCTAAAAATCATCGCTTCTAAACACGCTGAGGAAAGGTCAAGACGACACGTTGGGGCTCGTGGTTCAGGTGGACAACGCCTCGGTAGAATTAGCCGAGACAGCGTTATCAAAGCACTTGACCGCTCACTACCTCAAATTTTAGATGACTTTGCCAATGGCGAAATTGCAAACGGCGAAGTCTTTCACGTTCGCGCAAAACAGGGCAACCAACCTGCGCTTAACCTAATAGCAAAGTTGGATATGAGAAAGGGTCCAGACCGTCTGGTCATCGTCACTATGATGCGTAAGGATGACTTCCGCACAGATGCTTTTGGTGGCGGCAAACAAAAGACCTACGACGTTGACCTAAAAGGTCAAGAAGAGAAATACACGAGATAATAAAATGCCATACCTAGTAAGAAAACAAAAGTGCGAGCAGGCTGACGGAGACGCTGGAACACACGTTATCTACAAAAAGAAACGTGATGGCTCACAGGGTGAGAAAGTTGGCTGCACCACAGACCCAGAGCAATACAAAAAAGCGCTCTACGCAGCAGAGGGTGGCTACATCAAAGAAATAATCCGTGAAGAGGTTATGGCGGTTCTTTCCGAAGAAGAAACAAAGAAGGACCGTTGCTACAAGATTGCAAAGCGCAAGTACGATGTATTCCCATCTGCTTATGCTTCCGGTGCTATTGTAAAGTGCCGCCAAGGCAAGATTTGGAAAGACCTCAAATCAGAAGCACCAGAAGAGCTAGAAGAAAAAAGAAAAAAAGCCGGGACCGAATCAAGTAAAGAAAGTTCCCTCCGCGATTGGTTTGGTCGAAAAGGTGCTCCCGGTAAAAAAGGTGGCTGGGTAGATTGCAACACTTGTCGCAAAGACAAGAAAACAGGTCGTACAAAGTGCAAACCCTGTGGCAGAGAAGAAGGTGAAAAGCGTTCAAAGTATCCATCTTGTCGTCCCACCCCCGGTGCTTGCAAAGAAAAGGGTCGCGGCGAAAGCTGGGGCAAAAAGGCAGCAAAAAATGAAATTATACAACGGCTCCGTGAAGCTATCGACAGCACTCATAGTGCTCCATTTGTCAAAAAGGCAGACCTTTCCGATAATCCATACCGTCCTTTTTCCGACAAATACTATGAGTATGTAAAAGACCAGCGCTCACTATGGCGCGAAGGCAAACTACAATTCACCGACATGGACGAAGAGATTCTTCGCTCTGACCTTGGCGAGTTTGCGATGTACGAAGGTGAGAAAGTTCCACTCGACATGCCTATGCCAATAATGGAAGACGAGTTGGAAGAGGCTGAGTACAAGGGAAGAGATGTAGAACTAAACTCGCCCACTCGCTCATCTGGTCCAAAGAAATACAAAG